AGCAATGTACAAAATTCTGAACGCTCGATAATGTTATCACGATTTTATAACAACAAACATAAACGCGCCAGCACACGCCAACCCGTTATAACCCTAATCACAGCGCACTATTTAATTTACAACTATCGGCTGAGCTTCAAGATCAACACTTATTTTAAAGTTAATAGTTGCGGTAGCGTTATTTCCAGCACTGCCGCCCTCTCTAACACCTATTTTAATTACGTCATTCGGTAGGCAGTTAAAATTTACAAGACCGGCCAAATTACCGACAGCACGTGTTTGAACATCGCATTTAAATCCTCTATCAAGAAATATTTCTGAATTCCTTATAACTTGAACCACAATATATCTATATGAATCTGCATTTCCATTATTAAATTCAGCACTTAATGCAAGCGTGCAACAACCTGATTGAAAATTTACTAAGGTTATGTTTCCGTCAGAAATATCAAATATCATATTATTTCCTAAGTTTACAGAGCCTACATTGGTACTATTCACCTTAACAAAAGTTGTTTCTGTAGTCACAATGACATTACTAATTGTACTCCCAAACCAGATTGTTTTGCATTTACTGAATGAGTTATAAATAAATGCCTGCATTAATTTAATCCAATCTTTACCGATTAAATATCCAAGTCTTTGATCTGATATTTTTGATAAAGGCGAAAACCATTCATCATTTTTAGTAAGTTTTTTCATTATTGGTTTACCTCCCATAATATAGCTGTTAACGTATTCCTTCCACGAGGGTTATCCTGACTAAAATTATCTATAGTGCTAACTTTATCTACGACAGTTTGTACAGAGCCTCCACCGTCCATTTGAACAGCTGTTTTGTAATTTTGTGCATAGCAAAAGTTTATACAATCATCATAAGTCCACCCTTTGTTCATTAAGTTTCTTCCTGATACGGAAATCACATAAAAATAACCATCATCATCAACTGCAATTATCTTTCTAGGATTAGCGCCCATAATCTCGACAAAGTGATTTTTAATTGTTGTGTTTGGCGAGTTAACTATCTCACTGTAGTCATATTTAATATGGTTTTGAACAAGAGGACTAGCAACATTATCCACATTGTCACCTAGCGCCGTAATAGTCGCTTGGTCTTTTTCTCCATTAATTGCTTTTAATAGATTAATATCAGTAGTAGTAAAACCTGCATAAAAGCCCACATCAGCATCTCGTCCGGCGTTATAAGTTCCATTAAATACTCGGGCTCCCTCAAACCCACCGTTTGATATAACAATTTCTGGTCTTGTTAACGCATAAGTGCCAACTGGAATATGGTTTGTGTGAGGGTCGCCACTCGCGTTTCCATTAGTGGGAAGCACTTTCACACTTGTTGGTTTAAATTTTAACACGTAAGCCAGTGAATTTTCGTAGAATATTATAGTCGATTCTACGCCACCGTCTGGACAATCAATAGCGTCAATATCTCCAATTTTTAATGAATCTGCCGTGGTGGTTAATATTTTATAGTCTACCCCTTCTGTTGACTTTGCTGGAACGTATGAAAAGTCTTTCACTAGCGGTAACGGCTCTTTATATGTTAGTGGATTTGTAGTATTTAATATTAAATCAGATGATGAAATATTAACTTTATTAGTTGCATCTATTACAACATCTGCATTAGATGTAATCGTAACATTATTTGCACTAACCGACTTATTCCCAGTAATATTTTCTGTATCATTTGATGTTACCGTTTTATTGCACGCCCCTGTAATCGTTTCAACTTTATCCCCCCGCACAGTTTCATGTTTTGAGTTCATATTACTGGTATAATCGCCAGTCATGGTGTGAGTATAGCCCCCATCAATCACAGTGTGAACGCTACCGATAATATCAATATAATTATCAGTACCTGCGTTAACAATAGGAGTAGTAGCCCCTCTTATAACACCAACGATAACATTATTGTTACCCGTCACGTTTAATCCAGTTTCACATACACCACTATTCAACAGACCAGTAATCATACTATTATTTCCAGATATAGTAATCAAAGTTCCAGCATTAAGAGTAGAGTTATTTACGAATTGAATATCATTAATAACAGCCCTGTCGCCTCCAATACTCAACCCATTACCCTGCACACCATCAAACACAACATTATCCATCTGAACTAAGCCGTCAACATCAATACCCAAAACATCATATCCGTTCTTAAAGATAACATTGCTAACTAGCATATTACCAACATTGCCATCAAACACACTACAATTTTGTGTCTGACCTGGCATGTTAGCATCAAGTGTAATGTCACTAATAGTGCAGGCACCTAAATTCCCAATAAGCAGATCTTTATTGCTACCAGCCCTCAACTGTAATGTAGTCTGATATCTATCAAGCCCTACCAAACTCATATTAGTAGTTACATTAAGCCCAGTAACTGAATAAATACCAGCAGGGAAGAACAAATATGCTCTTTTACCATTCAGATAACTAATCATAGCCTGAATAGCTGCCGTATCATCCGTAACCCCATCACCCACAGCCGCAGTCATATTATTTGGTGGATTTTTAACATTAACAAAATAAAGTTCAGCAAGAACTTCCTTAACAATTTCTTCCAAGCCCAGCTGGTCAAGCAACTCTTTTACTAACTCAATAATATAATCTGGCAATCCATTAATAGTTGTTGCCATATCGTTAATAGCTTTGGTCAGTAGGCACACCTGCTGATTATAACTTAATGCATCACTAAACACTGTAGGCAGGGACTTCATGCACCAACACCTCAGCAGCTCTATCGATTTAAAATTTGTATCATTATTTACCATTGATATCCTACCTCCCATATTCCTAAGAATAAATCTGATAAGTCGTTGATTATCATCATGTCAATATTAATAAGGCTTTCACGGTATTCCGTTATCATAGATGCATAGCTCTGCGCACCCTGCTTGCCTTTCACGGTCTCGATATAATCCTCGACATTGTTAATTGTTGTGTTATTATTTGTAGTAACGTTTGTTGTATTATCTGTTGTTGTGTCTGTGTTTCCGTTAATCGTTGTAGTGTCGCCAGTTGTTGCCGTAGTTGTGTCATTATCATTAGTCATTCTTGCATTGCTTAGATATTCATCATTTGCAAGACCAACTAGACCACCCTGGGGAGTTTCAGAATATTTATCAGTTCCGGCACGGGCAACAGTCTGATTCACATTGCCGTCTGCTTTAGTCGTGTTATCCACTGCTGTTATTGTCTGACCTTCTTCGGTTGTCTTTACTTCTCCGTCCAGTTTTTGTGTACCTGTTTTGTTTGCTTGATGTTGTCTGGTTAAATCAACGTCATACATCGGATTAAACTTGTAGGTTTCAGTCTCATACATTTTATTGTAGTAGGGCATGATTTCGTTAAGACGAGTGTCGAATCTAAGCTTAAATAAACCGAGTGTTTCTTCACCAATCTCGCGCGTGTAATAATGTTTAATAATTTTGGTCAATAACACATTCCTATATTGTTCGTCAAAAATGGGAAAATTAAAGTCAAACAAAAGAGGAACAGCATTCGGGATAACTGTGTTTACAATATCTGTGTATCCTGCTGGCTCCGTTCTCCCCACCAAACCTTCGCATATATAACCCAACGTCATAGTAACAGCACTCATTCTTCAACCACCTCCTCTGTTTCTAATTCTTCGTCCACCTGAGTTTCCGTAGCAATTATCTGTTTGTATCTTACCTCCAAATTAAGACCCGGAAACATAGCATTAATTCTTTCGCAAGCGATTTCTCGTTCAAGTAACCGTGTATAACGTTGCGCTTCCACGTCTCCCATGCCGCTTTTAACTTCCAGGGTATTAAGTCTCTCACGTTTTTCATCATTGGTGTTTCCTATTCCCAGATAGGTCATAGCTTCGTTCCACACCAAACCCTTGAGTACCTGCAATTTATCTGCAACGTACGGAGCTGATATGTCAATTGCGTTTAACCCGCTCAGGTCCATTTGCTTATCTGCAAATATAAACGGGTAGTTTCCCTCGTACTTTTTAAATAGATTAATGATTGTAAGTCGCTGAGTTTCAGAACACGTAATAATCTTAGGATTTTTCTGTAGCTTCACATTAGTATCAATAGCCCGCTGGATTTCGTAAAGTCTCCAAGCATACATTTCTATGTCTAACTGTGAGTTAATATGCAAAGAGTTGTTAAATATAAGCACGCTGTTTTCATTGCTTAAGTCCATCTGATAGCCATTGCTCGCATACGCACGCCTGTATATCGGTATTCTGTAAACATCCAGAGGCCCAGATATCATGCACTGGAGCGTTAAGTATCCCATAACCTCGTCTTTAAAGAATACAGCCATTCCATCTGCGAACAATGCTAATTCCAGGAAACGTCTGTCACAAGTTGGTGGCAGATTAATCCACTCAAATTGGCTGATAGCCAAATCCACCAATCGATTGTAGTATTGAATAAACGTCCAGTCATTGCATTTCTTTGCGTTCCAGAACTCACGTGTGTTACTCGGCCCGTTGCCTCCTTTATTGCTCATTAATTACCACCTCCTCCCGCTCTGTTATCTAACCCATAGTTACCAACCTCTGATCCATTTTTCCAAAATGTAACGCCGTTATCGTAGATACCGCGTAATCTCGCCATGTCATCAGCCGGGACGCTCCCTGTCAGATTTGAATTAATAGTTTTAACATAGTTCCAGTGCGGTCGTTGTGACCTGTTTGGGGTTTTAACTTGGTGAGTTGCATAACCGTATACATTAAAGTATTGGTCAATTATTTTTGCAAATTCTGCCCGGACGTGGTAATTTAAGAAGTAGAAATCTTTAATTCCAAAGGCAACTTGGGCACTGTTAGACTGAGAACCGTGGCTCTGCGGTGGTTGTGCTTGGATTGCATTCAACCTAGCTAATGTTCTTCCAGCATTTGTGGCACCGGCTATTCCACCCACTAGCCCGACCGGACCACCTGTGGCAAGCCCTGCCACAGCCCCCATTGCGGAACCAAGCATGTCTACCGCCATGGACGAACCATTTTGCGCGAGCCACGCTTTGTATGTGTCTACTGTAAATGAGCACTGGGGGAAACCGCTGATCGTGATTGCCTCGTTGTAGTTCGCACCTACATTTTTGTATCCCAGAGGCGTAAGCATCCCTGACGGGTTGGGAGACATATCCATGCCAAAATTAAAGGTGCATTTAGCTGTTTGAAAGTATTCGTATTTATAGGTCGCCGAGTTTCCCATCAAATTGGTGACATATAAAAAGCAATACGGATAGGTAAAAAGTTTGTTATTCATCGGCACGTACCCGTCTATGGCACCGCGTTGTTTATCTCGTTCTATTACGTGGTTTCTAGCTGGCGCGCCCATTGCTGTAGTAAAGTCTGACGGCATCATGAATACTGACACGATAGCATCCGCTTTGTTATTGGTGATAAGGTTATCAATGAACACAGCCACAGCCGGAAAATTTTCAAAGACATGTAACCAGCATCCAGAATAAATTCCACCGTAGCCACCTGTGCTAGTGCCGACATTACCCTGAGCATCTACAGTGGCGGCAACAACAACCACATAATCATCCATGTGTTCTGTTCTAAATGCTGTGTCATAGATATACTCGCCAAGTTCCAGGTTTTCTTCTACCAAGTTTGCGCCTATTTCGTCAACAAGAATGTGTTCCCGTTCTACAAAGCACGGATTAACGGTGTAGTCAAAGAACCAGGTTTGCATCACGTCCATTTCATAGCTGATGGTTGAGCAATTATTTCCCTTATATTCCACACCTGTTATAAAAGCATAGAACCACTTATTGCCAAAGGATGCGTTTTGAAACATAATATAGTTACAGTCATATAATGATTCAGCGTTTATACCAACGTTAATTGTTTTATCAATTCGCTGGTAGGTATATTCGGTTAAGGAAAACTTTGACATGCTAGCAAAATAGCTTGTTTGCCGTGCGGCTGTACTAAAGTAAATGGTGTTCCTGTAGGTGTTATCCAATGGCACGTTTTTAAGAATATGAATATTAGTATTTGGATTTACGTACATATTGTCCTCCCTTTAACTTAAGAGGGGGATAAACCCCCTCTATATTATGCGGATACAGTAATGGTTGCTGTATCAGTTTTAGTGTCGTCAAAGGTGGAAGTTGCTGTAACTGTAAGTTCCGCGCCAGTTTCATTTTCTCCCACAACCAGATTGCCGTAGATATCAATCGTGGAATCGGTTCCACCGGTAACAACCCATGTAACAGACTTAGGAGCAAAGTTAGCGGTTACAACAGTAGCAGACATCTTAACCAGCTGACCCTTGTTAACAGTCGCTGTCTTAGGGCTAACTGTTACACTTGTAACTGTAGGCGCACCACCAACATATACAGTGTTGTTAACAAATGGTGAAACGCTGAATGTTTTCCAGGTGTGATAGAAATAATTCCAGAAAAGCCCCTGCCCATTGTAGTTTTCAGTAAAGTTATAAAAGTTGTCAAATACCATGAACCAGTCACGGTCTACCATGACAGCCGGAATAGCATCAAGTGCGGTTCTTTCTGCTTCAGTTAGTGGAACAAAATTGGGGTCATTTGCAAACAGTTTTGTAAGCCTGATGTTGTCATCTGTACTAAAGCTGAACGTATCAACTAGAATACGATTACCCATAAACTCGGCTTTTTCCATATTAAACGCTGAAGCCAAAACCTCAACATCAATCACAGCATTGAATTTGGCATTCATGATAAGCATCTGGTCCCGTGGTTCTGTGAATGTGGTTACGCCTGTAAGATTGTACTGTGTGCTGGGGAACTGCCATATGCCGGATATTCCCTTAATGGTAGAAACGATTGTCTTGGCGTTTTCAGCTGATACAGGGGCAATTTCAGTTACATGCATTCTTCCGTCAAGTATGTTTCTAGCAATGAGATATTTCATTGTCAGGAATTCGTCATAGTTAGAACCTGAATACATAGCGTCTACGATTTTTGCAATCAGGTCTGTAATTCCCTGCCATGACAAAAATGCCTGTCTAAGCTGGTCGTTGCTAATAGTCTGCTTGTAAAACTTCTGATAGTTCATGATATGGAATGCAGCCCGAACGTCAGGGATTTCGCGCTTGAATACTTCGGATTCAGCCACAGCAGGATCAAACTGGTAGGGTTTGGCAATGTTAACAAAGATTTCCTCGATCGTCTCGCCGAATTCGAGCTGACCCTTTTTCATACCAGCCCAAGGGTTGTAGAACATCTTGGAGGTAATCAGCACGCGTCCAATTCTGTTCATCAGAGCTGTTAAAAACTCATTTCTAAGTGGCTGTAAATCCATTATGATTGCACCAATCTGACGCAAGGAGGTGTCGTCACCTGCTGTCAGTTCCGGCACATAGTTCTGATAGTTGGCTGACGCGTTATCACGGATTGTGTTTAAAATCTGTGCGGCGGCCTTCTGCACACTGGTAGCAGATACGCCAGGATTTTCCGCGCTATAAGCGGCAGCGGCGTTCGTCTGCACCTCTTTAAGTGTAATTTTTTCTGGTTTAATAGGCATAATTATTCTCCCTCTCTTTCTCCAAACAGTGTATCAAATGACCTCGTTTTTCCGTCATCCTTTACATCTTCCTCTTGTTCCTCTTTTACTTCTTCACGACTACCAAAGAAACGCTCTCTATATCGTTTTCTCCATTCGCCGTCCAGAGCCTCATACTTCCCCTTCCAATCTTCGCCGTCACCCGCAGCCCTTCTTTCAAGCTCATCATATGTGTCGGTTACATCTTCGAGAAAAGATAACGCTTCATCAGAATCATCTTCTCCCAAGCGTTCCTTGATGCGTTCAAAGAACTTTTCTCTCTCAAGCATTGCCATGTTTCTCCCTCCTAAAATATTTTGTTATAATATATAAACGGCATTTTGTATGACCACTCACCACCATCTGGTGGATTGGGCGGTGGAACATATTCATTTTTAAACCAGTCATACCAATACCTTGCATACTCTTGTCTTTTTGGTTGGTCAATCGTGCCGGGTCGCTCAAAGTTTTTAAGAAAACAATCTGCTAAGTACTCTGGTGTCATGGTACTAACTTTGAATTCGCCGAACGATTCTGGGTATTGTGTTGTCGGTATCCATTGTCCAGACGGGACTGTCTGTGTGTCAATCCATTCCATCTGTCCTTCTCCGCTATCATGAGCATAGCCGTTAGCGTCTGCCCAGTCGGTATAGTTTGTTGATGGTGTCCACTGGACCAGTCCCCAGCCACCCCCTGGGGTTAAGTCTTGCCATATTCCAGGGTTCAGCGTAGATTCTACTTGTTCATTTCCGAGTAGACCCGCCACGGCTTCGGCTGTCCAGCCCTTAGACATAAAATACGCAAATTGGATAGTAGCGTTGTTCTGCATTTCTCCAATCGACAAATAGTAATTTCCCTTAATCCATTCGTTAACAGCACTGGTTTCCCACCGCCATAATTCCAACCAGTTGCCGCGTGAATCGTTAGCGTTGATAGACACCTGTTGTTGCAACGGCACGTTTGCTGAGTGCGCGCCCATGGTTCGGGTGGCATCAAATACCATTTCAGTGTGGTTTGTTCTAATGACAATGTCACCTGGCAACCATGCAATGTCTGGCGCATGTTTCGTGAATCCTACTTGTTTTAACACGCCAGCCATACTGCTTGTTGTAAAAGGCCATGTGCCCCATACGGATACTAAGTCCCAACCTCCAGCAATTAACGCGTACCATATAAAAGACGAACAGTCATAGTATGTAATACCATTTACGGTTTGCTGGTTCCGGTATGTTTGAGAGTATCCTACGTTTTCCTTAGCGCAGGTTTCAATTGCCCAATTATAAGCGGTTTGTATAGCTGGCATGTAATTACCTCCAATTGTTAAGCATAGCACGTTTAATAATAAACGGATAATTCCTTTCTGTTTGATCCAGATCAACCCTCCCATTGATTCCTGGTATCTTTCCTGAATCGGATTTCTGCCACAAAGTTACGGATCGTCCGGGTAATTCTGCATATCTAGCATACCACATGTCATACTTTTCGGCAACCTTGCTTGCCTGATAGTACATTCGATAATACTCGTTGTTGGTATAAAACATTGCATAAAAATCGTGTTCTTCGAGCGTGCGGCAAAATTCCTCAGTACAGTTAAGCACAAACTGGCGGTCAACGCGTGCTCCGTTTCTGTTAGCATGTGCTACCGTGTCATACTCAAAGTCGTAAACGATTGGGTATTCGGGCTTGTGTTCCCCGATAAAATCAATCATGTATTCGGCTTCTTTTTTGGCCATTTCTGGGTGTAACGCGTAGCTGAACCAATAAAGACCATATGGGATTCCTAATCTCTCACACTCGGACACGTTTCTTCTAGCTTTAGCGTCAATATTGTTCTTTCCAAAACCAGCCCGAATGATTGCAAAATCAATGTTCGGTTTTACACTGTCCCAGTCTATGGCTCCTTGGTGTCGCGAAACATCAATACCATTAAACATTTTTGTCTCCTTCTAACCTGTCTAACAGCTTTGTTATTGCAATGGTATTGTTGTTCAAAGCTGCTGACATTTTATCAATTTCTTCCTTGTGCTTGTTGTTGCTGTCGTAGATGTACCATAACAGTATTAAAGCCATGGTAATTGGGAATCCCACTGAACTAATGACACTTACGATATCACCCATTAAGAGCCACCTCCGTTGTAATGTAATTCGGGTCTGCTACTCCACCTATTTTTTCAACAAAAAGGTAAAAATTTGCGGCACTTGCTTCGCTGTTAAAAACGGTGAAAGTATTAGGGCTTTTTCCGTTTACAATAGGGAATGATAACGATACACACTGATTAATTGCGGCATCTGATATCTGCCCTATTCCACTAACTGTCATATTAACACTTCCACGTAGTTTAACCTGCGCTATTCCAAATGGAATAGTAAGCGTAGCATTGCCTTTAGCTGGAACATTTAATACATATTGTAATTTCACACTATACCTCCTTTCTATCTTTTATTATATCACAAAACTGTTGCAATTGCAACATATTTATGGTATAATATAAATGTAAATGAAGATATTCCAAAAGTGTGACTTTTGCAACATTTCCAAATAAAGGAAATAGTTCCGACCGATAGGTCGAGAACCTACGCGACCATCAGGGCGCACCATTGAAAGGAGGTTAGTCGTGGCTTACTATGACGGCACAAAACTTTTGTCCCTCAAAGATATTAACGGTAAAAACCCAGAATTGTTTTTAGTAACCACTAACCGTACGGGAGGTAAGACAACCTGGTTTAACCGGTACTTCGTTAAAAAATTTAAAGCGGGTCAAGGAAAATTTTGTTTGATTTATAGGTTTAATTATGAGCTGTCAGACGTGGCAGAAAAGTTTTTCAAGGACATCCACGGGCTGTTTTATCCAGATGATTTTATGTCCAGTAAACCAATGGCTAAGGGAATATTCCATGAACTGTTTTTGAATGATGAGCCATGTGGTTATGCTATTGCACTTAACAACGCTGATGCGATAAAGAAATATAGCCACTTCTTTAATGACGTGGAACGAATGCTGATGGATGAGTTTCAGAGTGAGACAGGTAAATATTGTTCAGATGAAATTAGAAAACTACTGTCTGTACATACCAGTATTGCACGAGGTAATGGTAAACAGATTCGTTATGTTCCGGTCTATATGTGTGGCAACACGGTTAGTTTGCTTAACCCGTATTACTCAGCTTTGGGAATTTCTACCAGACTAAAACGAGATACGAATTTCCTTAAGGGTGACGGCTATGTACTGGAACAAGGTTTTATACAGTCTGCTTCTGATGCGCAGTTAGAATCAGGTTTTAACAGAGCTTTCGCGTCCAGTGACTATGTGGCTTACGCTTCTCAAAATGTTTATCTTAACGATAATTATTCCTTCATTGAGCAACCGGAGGGACGAGGCCAATATATGTACACAATCAAATATCTTAACAAACACTACGCAATTTATGACTATGAGACTTTAGGAATTATGTACGTTACTGATAAATATGATGCTTCATATCCAACTAAACTGTCGCTCACCACTGATGACCATAGTATTAACTATGTTATGTTGGCTAAGAATGCTTTGATTATTAATAACTTTAGAATGTTGTTTAATAAGGGTTGTTTCAGATTCAAGAATCTGGAAAGTAAACAAATGGTTATACAGATGTTATCATATTAAAGTTTCCGTGAGATCTGGAGAAAGGAATAGTATATGGATTTTTATAATTGCCCTTATGTCATAGTTATCCCGTTTTGCAATGGGAATGAGTATGATGAGGATTATGTATGTGATGCAACGGGAAAATATTGCCAATGTTGTCAGTGTAAATTAACAGCAGAGGAATGTGAACAGCTAATTAGAGAGCACGAGAATTAAAATTTTATAGGGTCAATGCCCTTCGGACAATACGCGCTTTGCGCTAGACAAACGGTATCACCGTGGGTTATGTAACATTGAACGCTGGTGGAATCCACACTGTAAAAGGTGCCGCTGGGTTAAACGGTAATTGGAATGCCCCTTGTTACACCCCACGTAATGATATAAAAAGAGAGGATATTATATCCTCTCTTTTATTACTTAATTATTCGCGCAAATAATTAATCACATGCCATCAGAATTTAATATTAAACAATCTGGCTTCTCATTTTTAATGCAAGAATTTGTACATGGAGAATGCTCATTACATATACTACAATCATAACCTAATTCGTAACCTTTAACAATATTAACGCATCCATAACCGCATTCGTACGGTACATAGATTGTCGCATCCCCGTATCCATCAGCCACTAATTTAATTAACTCCAACATTAATCCTTGCACGGTCTGCTTTTCCATTTTAATCCTCCTTAATCTTCTTGTGAACCTTGGGTCGCATGTCATATCCTTTCTTTACAAGTAACACCCCTCCGGGCATTCTGATTGGTTTCAATCCCTCCTTTAATTTCAATCCTTCTCTAAACTCCTCCACGGTGTGCTCTTTAATAAATTCCTGCTTTGCATCCTCCGACATTCCCGCACACCTAATTTGATAATAAGGTTCTACTGGTTCCCCATCATTATGAGTGACATGCTCAATATACGTCTTTTGCCTAACAAAAATTGCTTCGTCCCAATAACTTTCGAGTTTCCACGCGCAGAAATTTGTAGGATGAATCTTAATTCCCCTGGCGTCCTCAGGATTCCCGCTGCAATGAATGGAATCCGTATCGCAATATATGAAACCGTCCCTATCTGGTCCTTGATAATTAGCCTGTGCTGCATTGATAACAAACCTCCTTGCGTATGATGTGATTGCTGAGCCTATGGCGATATAACCTGGTTTCTTTTCGTGCTCTTCCACCGATTCAAAACCCAATACGTTTTTCTTGTTGATGTAGGGCACTTTATAACTAGACGAATCGTTCGCGGAGAATTTTCCATAGAGATTATTAAGGTATAACTTTGCAAGTTCCCGCTCTGCACCTTGTGACGATTCCTTAATCTTTTTATATTTGTACATGTATTCATCAAATAGCCCAATCTCCGTTCTAAACCAACATCCATCTAATACCTGTAAATCATAAACATCGTAGTGCTGTAAAAATAACTCATAGTCTACACACGTCATAGTCATTGTTATCTGCGTGTCGTGTAGCTTACCTTTGCGCATGTAATAACGCTTATGTGTTCCTGACGAATAATCATAGATATCGGATGTTGTTAAATAATCTGTTCCGCTATACAGGAAGCTACCCTTTATCTGCACTGTAGGAAGCATCCCGTCTTTTATCTTAAAACGACATTTGATTCTAACAAAATAATAACTTTGCTCTGGAAGGTTTGGGATATCTCCTTGCCAAAATTTAGGCAATCCTACCGGGTATCGGTTCCCTGATTCAGATGACATGTTTGATGGATATGAACTGTTAATGTCTGCCGTCCAGCCGTGCAAGTACTTTCTATTCTCTTTGCCTTTGGCCAGATAACAATACCCACCCCTGTAGCTGTGTCGGATGTAGCTGTCTGCATTACATTCGCCGTATATTTCTTCATCTATTTCCACCTCCGTTAAATTGGGGAAGAAATTTTTATAGTCTATTTTGTCATAGGTAGACTTAAACTCCTCTAAGCAACATGAACCTATGGTTAGCTTTTCATGTCCTCTCTCAAACATTATCTCAAGGGCTTCCTTGACTACCAGCACGTCATTCCTTATGTACTCTTTTTCTTCGTCTGTTATCACACATCCAGCATAACGGAATCCTTCGTATTCCATGTCAAGTTTACGGTGTTTTGTTTGGAAACCTTTTCCAATACGTTTAACTGAGAACGGCAACAGCTTGTAAGAATCCCTAAATTCTATGATCATGTTGTGCATTTTGACTGTAATGGAATACCACGGCCCTCTGTCACTTATCGCACACTTAAACTGCTTGTTTAACATTTTACCTTCGGCTACTCTGTTCCAGGTATAACCATTTCTTAAGAAATAGTCTAAAAGAAAATTTCCGTCAAACTTTAGGTTATGAAAATAGCAAACGATATTTGTTTTTTGAGCAAAAATGTAAGATAAAAAATCTGGTAAAGAATGAAGAATTTCGACATCATCATCCCATAACTTAACTACTGCCGCCGCCCATACTTCTGTAAATTGCTGTCCTTTATATACGGTTGTTTCAAAATCAGCCACGTAATACTCATAGTTTCTCGTCCGCACATCCTGTTATTCCCCTTCCGTCCAATCCTCTAATTGCTCTAATTCCTCAAACAGTTCCTCACGTGATTCTGAATTTATGGCCATAAGATTGGTAATTGCCTCTAACTTCCCTACTAATATCTCACTATCTGATACGGCCTCCCAGCCGGGGAACATTCCTTCCGACTTCGCTTTCTCTAACGCCTCAGCCATTTCCTCAGCTCCGTATTTTGCTAGAGCTGTGTTATACCATCTGGTTATGTAATTAAATAGCTTCTCGTTACGCCCAAATATTTCGGTCATATCCATAGTAAAGACTGTAAGTATTTGCTTGTCAAACATTGCATAATCTGGTTCTGGTGGGGCTATTGGCGTTGGGGGAGGGGCTTGAACTTTCTGTTTTGGCTTTTTCCTTCTGGAACGCTCTAGCGCTTGCCCTTCCTTTGATGTTAAAATTTCGCCTGTTTCAATATCGATGAATCTGGATTCTTTGTACAGCTTTTCAGTGGTTATCTTCTTAAGTCTACGCACACTGGCTTCGGTGATTTTCTTTGGAATTTTAGGGAGTAAATCAGGTACGTCATATGCTCGGTTAGTCATTCGGTTAATCTGACGTTGTATTCTTTGTCTTTCTCTACGGTATGCCTGCTGTGTGGGTGTTAACTTAGATTTTCTCTTAGCCATAACCGCTCCTTTCTGTAAAAAGAAAGGGGCATATGCCCCAATCTTTATACTTTAGAATCATCACATTGCTAAAACTTGTTCCGGCCGATAGGCCGAGAACCTGCGCGCCCATCAGGGCGCTACACTGTTACATTGCTAAACAGCAATCTACATAATCCTTATTTGCTTTAGTCACGCCTGACATCTTCTTGATGGAGAATGGTTCATCCTCAAAGAGGTCTGCCATCTGTGTGAAACTCCGCTTGAATGTTGCTGACTGACACGTCCATACTGTGCCGTCTTCTCCTAAGACTGAAAGCAGTTCGTGGTTCTCTCCTTTGTGGTCAACATCTTCATAAAGAAGATAACCACTTACGGGGAGGACTGTTCCGTCTGGAACGTCCTTAACGCTTACTGCCCCCTGGTCCTGTGTCATCTTGTATACTTCTGCCTTGTTAAACTCTCTACTTGCTTTAATGATTGTCATGATTTAATCTCCTTTTCCTGTCCACATGTATTGTATTAGTTTGCGTCTTTCTTCTGCTGAGACTTTGGGCGTTCTACTTCGTGAGCGAGGTCCATAAATTTGGTGATCTCAAGACCATATACTTTCTCTTCCAGCACAGTATCTACAACCACTGATGGATGATACTCAGGATCTTCGTTACGCTTGGTGGCCGTTCTTAAGGCCTTGTCTGGTGCTAAAATTGCCCCTGGAATTACATAGGTTCTGTTCTCTGCTTCACCTGTGGTTTCGTTAACCCCCAGTGTGGTTACCTTTGTGGAATTGATGGTTCTTGTGATTAACTTCTCTTTCATGTCTTGTTCTCCTTTTTCGATTTTTTGATTTGACATTTTATTCATGGTGCTAGGGTTAATAGTTACTGTATGTTAACCGGGTGTTGTATTTTTCAGCGTAGTGAGGGCTACTTTGAATTTTTAGTTAGTTCCCGGTTGACAACGTTGTATAAATGTGAGGGATAGCAGTTCTGTTTCTCCTATCATTAGCCTAGCATCAATCGATTGTAGTGATGTGCCTGATACTTCGGAAAACTCCGCTATCATAATACAACTAGGCGACTTAAACGCAAACTTCACAAACGGTGATGACCCTGGCGTTACTCTCTCAACTTCTGTGGCCTCGCCATATGCGAATTGCTCGTACATTTCTCTTAGCACTGCTTCACCTCCCATCTTGATGGTGTTTTCCTTTCCCATCTATTAATATCATAACATGTAAATGTGAACAAAGTATGAACAAATTCTTAATATTCGTTCTCGTTATTTATTTGGTCTGTGAGAGATATTAAAACGTCTAAATCCTCACACCTTCGCACCAGCTTGGAGTCTAGGGTGTAATACATGGTGCCGTGTTCTCTGTGGATGTTTGTGCCGAATAAATAAAAATAATCTTTTCCTCTACAGGTAAAAATTCTGTGCGAATCGAAACGCACGTCTAATAAAAATTGCTGAAAGATGAGTACCATTAAATCGTTGCTTAGATAGTGCGGGCTTTTGTTGCCGTATGGATATAATATCATGATTCTACCTCCTGTTTATAGATTATATTGCCTCGTGTTAGTGCCCCTATACAAGGTGATTCATACGTCACCTTACAATCTTCACACTTAGCGGTGAATACATATTCAATTTTATTAACATCTGACAGTTTAATTACCTTATGGATTCTATTATTGTTTCCACATATGGGGCAGGGCATATAATAGTCTTGAATTTCATCATATAGTTTTGATTTAAATATGCCTTTTACAATTGATTTTACCTCCTTGTGTTGTGAGAGACAAACAGGCGCCGTTAATATTACCCAATTTGAAGTAAATGCTACTACCTCGTAGCCTGAATACATGCTTAATGCTTTAAAGGCTGTAAGTTCTTTGTACTTATTAACGGCGCCTTCTTTAATCTTTAATGGTGTTGGCCTTCCCCAATCGCTGTTTGCGAAATACAATTCACTGAATGTCATGTTATTCCTCCTTGCTTGCTGTTGTTATCTCTTTGTTTCTAAATACATTATAACACTGTTTTAAGGTTAAGTCAATAGTTTAATTGTAAACAAATTGTGAACAATGGTTATAAAATCGTGATAACATTATCGAGCGTTCAGAATTTTGTACATTGCTTAAGGTTAAGGTGGTGGTTGGGGTAAATGGTAACAGGCGAAAAAAATAAAGGGGCAAA